ATAAAAGACCTAGCAAGCATCGTACCTACAGCAAGAGAGATACCTACAACAGCACCTGTCACTCCCGGTAACAACCCAGCTAACTGAGTACCTTGTTGTCCAAAGGCTACTAAGGCACTTGTACCAGACTGAACCTGTACAAAGAAGTCACCGACTTGGTAACCAACCTGTTGAGTATACATACCAAACTTGTTAGTACTCTTTCCAGCTAGTCTTTGGGCATCCGCTAGTCTTTTAGCGGCTATAGCAGCATTTGATTTAGCGCCAGTAATTCTTGTTGTAGCTGCTGTTGCCCTATCAAATGAGGCACTTTGTTGATTAGATGCGGCAGTTGTCTGACCTATAGCAGCATATAATCTATCTTCAGCGGCATCCAGTTGTTTTATGGCGGCGCTATACTGTTGAGCATCAATCCTGTTTTTATTAAAAGCTGCATCTAAGAACTGCATAGTTTGAGTTAAAACTTTAGCTTGTGCTGCCGCTCCAACTACAGAACCAGTAAGACCAGTAAACTCTTGTTTTACCTGATTCGCATTAGTTGCTATGATTATTGATACGTCAGCCACTATTCATAACCCTTACATATTGCACATCTACTAACTTTACAGCCTCGATTTCCCAAGGATATAATGGAGTATGTGTGAGTTCTTTCCAAGCTTTTATCTCGCTATAAGTAATCGGGTTAGGGCCAGAGAACCCCATAGTTCTGCTATTGTTTAAATCAATAAAGGCAGACCAGACATGAGAAAGAAGAGTAGGAAATTCTGTCGGGGGTTCCAGTTCTTTCGGCTTATGTCCAATCTGCCTTTCTACTTGTTCTAAGTGTTCACGTTGTGTAGTACCATTTTCATCTGGTAGACTAAGCTTAAAGTTAAACTCTGCCCACTCACAAAGATCTGATACTATTTCTTCGTAAAGTCCAAAAAATCAGAGAGTGCCTCCTCAATTTGATTCTTGATCCAAAACACTTCTTGGTAGACTTCCTTAGCTTTAGTTAAGGGGGGTACTTTACCTTTGTAAGTAATATTCCACTCTTTTGTAGCCTTAACTAAAACATCTAAAGAAGAGTCTTCTAATTCTTCAGCGGTGACATCAATCTTCTTACCGCCCTTAGATTTCTTGAGTTGTTTATTAGTTTGCTCATGCATAGCTGCCTTATACTGCTTAGAGTGTGGGGCATACATGGTAATAACCATAGGTGTTTTATCATCATTCTTTAAATCTTCATCTGTATTGGGATGTTTTAAGATGATGTCAACAGTGTCATTAGTCGGAGTTAAATCTAGTAAGTCCATGTCGAGTTTCCTTATTGTCGGGGTGAAAAGTTGTCGGGTTAGTAATTAAAGGGGAAGCATCAGACCCGACACCAATGCCTCCCCACCCTAGCTAGGGAACCTATGCAGAGCGAGTAATAACTAAGTTACTTGCATCTATAGTGTTATAGAGCGCTACGAATGACATAGAGATAACACGGCTAGTTGGGCCATCTACACCTACGTCTGCACTGTTGATCTTAGCCCGTGGGAATGCGAACTTCATAGTATTGCTACCATCACCCACAGTTACCTCAAGCTCAGTTTCAGTCTCATTCAAGAAGCGGTTGATTAAAGCTGCATCCTCAAAGTAAGCTGAGATAGTACCTTCGACTTCTGCACGACCGACCTCTAACTGTGGCGCACTATCACTACCAATTACGAAGGTAGGTGCGAAGGAGTTAGTCAGAGTAAAGTCCATACCAGTTACGATAGCTGCTGTAGAGGGTGTACCATTGACGTTACCGATAGCTAATGTACCTGAGTAAGCGTCGAATGGAGCAGCACCTGATGCAGCATTCTGTGTCTTCTGAGTAGCACTTATGGTCATATCCTTACCAACCATACCGTAGGTAGCTGTTACCATCTGGTTAGGGGCTAGAGAGATACCCATAGTAGAAACTGTCATACCTGTGAACAAACGAGCTTGGTCGATGTCAGCAGCATAGTCTTCGATAGAGAAGAACTTAGGTGCTGTACCAACCTTAAGGACGTTAGTTGACCAAGTATTAAGCATAGCTGATTCTAGGAATGCATCATAGTCAGCATCACGTAAGTCAGCAACGATGTCACCAGCAGCTTGACGGTTACCATGACGGTCAACACGGGGCATACGGTCAGCTTGAATGTCAGTACCAGCTACACGATCTTTAGTTAGGTTTAAAGAGTGTGTGCTGAAGGGTAAGTTTGTGAAGTTACCAGCAGGAGTCGTGCCAAATGTGCTTTCCACAATGTACGATAGGCTGGAACGAGAACCTTGTGCGAAGGCCATAATGTATTCTCCTAATTATTATAAACGTACCATCCGATATTAATCGGAACGTAGTACCAAGGCGCATCTAAGAAACCTTGCTGTCTCTCAGCGTAGTCAATAGATACAGTTATTGTTTCATCCCCAGAGTAGGAGATTTTAGTGGTTGCTTCAAAAGCCTCTAAGACAGTATTAGCTAAGGCATCAGCAGCGGCGGGGCCATTACCTTCTGGGGTGTAGGCAGTTACAACAAACACACCATCGTATCTCTGTTGTGGGTTTAAACCTCTTACAGCGGGTCTGCGGAGTGTCGGGAGGAAATTAGTCTGTAGGTAGCTTGTACCTGTCGTTGGGCTAAATGAAACATTCTCATAAGCTATCCCCGTAGGTAAATTAGAGGTATTAGCTAACTTGTTCTCAAGTGCTGCCCGTATGTCATTATAGATACTAGCCACGGTTATACTTTCTCTTTAGTTGGGTAAACACAAAGTAGCCATTAGTTCTGGGCCAACCTTCTCCACGTTCAACATCACGGGCATGAGGACTATTGTTACGAAGTTCTATACGTGTAGTATCTAGTAACGAAGGTATTCTTTCTATATCTTGAATAAGATTACTTAGACCCTCATTCATCTTAGCTGCAGCGTTTTGTTTTCTAGGCTCACCTTTTGAACTTTTACCTCTGGGTCTACCAGCACCTACATTAAATGAGAAAGATGTTACATATGCACCAGTATCCACAGGAACTTTTATTGTACCTAAACCGACTGCATCAACTGCCATGTCTGTTAGTTTGCGTTCTACTTGTTGTTCAGCTAAAGCCTTAAGGCCATCTATCTTTCTTTGTAGGGAAGGCATGACCTTTAACTGAGTTCTCATTACTCTCTCACATCACACAAGAAACAAATCTTGACCCCATTAGAAAATATAGTAACAACAGAAATAACATTAACTGTGTCACCGTTACCAATAATCTGATCTTCGTCATCGGGTTCTACTGCCAATCCTAAAGCTGGGACTACGCATTTACGGGTGCCTCTACGGATCTCATCTACGTTAGCTATGATACCTTGATCGTAGTTGTAGAAGTAACCCTCAAAGCTGTAGTCAGTTGTAGCTGAACCTGTCACTGACCCAGTAGTGGGGTTATAGGTTCCTGCTGTAGTCTTCTTGCGTAGAGTAAGCGGCTCACCAAACTCCTCTACCATCTTGAGTAGGTTATAACCTCTTGAGAATGACATTACCTACCCCTTAACTATAATCGTAGTCATCACCACTGTAACTTGGTGGGTTCTTGAATCTATCCCTACGGAAGGATGGTGGAACACGATCTGTATCTTGTCTTACAGCATCTACTCTAGCTATACTAATACCACCAGCAACTACACCTACACTAGCTCCAGCCTTCTTACCGTTAAGCTCAAGGTCTAAAGCTAGTTGAGTGTACTGATTAGCTAGGTCACTGTAGTTAGCACTCAGAGCGCCTGACAGGTTCTGTGTGACCCTACGAGAGTATTGTGCAGCGATTGTTCTGGCAGTCCAAGCACCAGCTTGATAGATGTTGTCACTGGTCTGGGATAGAGCAAAAACTATTTCTTCATTCTGAACTTGTTGGTCGGTGGTGTCAGTGTCCCCTACAAGGAGCCGTACAGAGTTCAAACGCCCAGAGGCTGTACTTGTACCCAAATCAGTTGCATCATACGACCAAGCCATTCTTTAAGTCTCCATGTGACCATAATTTCTACGCCAGCTACGAATAAGCCCACGCTGTTTATCAACTATCTTAGACTTCTTACACTTCTTCTTCTGAAACTCAGCTTCAGAGGGTGTCTTAGACTTTACTTTATCGTTGATACTATCGACAAGGCCGTGTAGTCCATCTACACCTAGTTCTTCTAACCCATCACCAACTTTACGTTCTATTTCAAAGTCTGAGTTGTGATAGATAAAGCCTTCTCTGTATAAGATTAGTGTCTTCTCTTCAGTTACACCAATCTCTTTCCATTTAAACTCATCACCCTTCTTTAGCTGTCTACCCCAAGATTGAAACGGGCGCTTAACAAAGACTGGACGGTCTAGTTGAAATGGCATCTTTTCTTGTCGGATCATTGTACTACCTTTCGTCGGGAAGGATGGCAGGGGCCATTACTACAGCCCCCACCAAGGTAAATTAAGCTACAGCGTCGATGAACAAGTAACCCAAGTCAGCGCCTACGACTTTCATATCGTAAGACATTTTAACTTGGATCATTTCAGCAATCTGCTGACGCTTCAGAGCATCGTCTGAGAATGACTCAACTGTGATACCCAAGTTGTTTACACCTTCAAGGTTGTTCCATGCGAAGGTCAAACCTGCTGCTGGTGACATAAGACCAGCATTTGATGGGGTGTAGCACAACAGAGCATTCTTACCACCGATAAACGCATTGCTTTCTGCAACACCTTCAACAGATGAGTTCTTGACAGCTTCCATGACGTAGAAGTTCTCTACTTCAAAGATTTCAGCCAGTTTAGCATCAGTTACCAAAGCTGTGTTGGTTACAGTTGCACCACCGTTCAAGCGAGCAAGAACGTCTGGGTGGTTGATCAGCTTGTCACGTACTTCTTTACCAACAACCATTGTGTTTGGCTTGAAGCCGCCTGAACCTAACTGAACAGTGCGACGAGCAACAGTAACAGCATCAATAGGGTCTGAGTTAGTGTAGTCTGACCATTGGTCATTACCACTCAATGTGTTGTCAGTTCCCCATTGGCTGGCTACAAAGAAGTTGCTTGCGAACTGCTCTTCACGGTGGATCATAAGACGCATCGCCAAGGTTTCAGCACCAGCGGAACGGATGTCCAACATAGCATCTTCGTTAGCCAAAGTTTGCTCATCGAAGTCCATACCTAGACCATAAACATCAGCGAAGTAGCTGCTTGTTGATAAAGTCATACCGATACGGTTTACTTCTGTGCGTGGAGCCAGTTTCTCTACGTCACCAGTACGGTTCATATTCGCACGGTCATAGAGGTAGTATTTGTCAGATTGTTTTGAAACACCGACAGTTGGGAAAACCTTATCAGCGATAAAGTTCTCTTGTGATTGTGCATAAGCCAGCGTGAGGTTAGTCAGCGGCTGATCTACATGCACTGCGGATGGAGTCAGCAAGGGCATTATTTATTCCTTTCTATGCTGGATTAAGCTACGATGTTACCGCCTTGGATGAGTTCAATAGCCATGATCTGACCATCAACTGCTGCTTCCAAAGCATAACCCATAACAACATCGCCAGAAGCTGCGGTGAGTGCGTCACCATTTGCATCGGCTTGAACGGCTGCACCAGCGGCGATAGTTCCACCAGCTTCTACCATTACTTTACCTGAGATTGCTACAGTAGCAGCTTCCCCAGCGGCAGGGTTGTTCAACAGAACACCGATGCAATTTTCACCAGCAGAGTCTGCCAGATCTACTTGTCCATCACTCTCCAGAGTAACGAACTTGAATTGTGCTGCGGCGAGACTCTCACCAGCAACAAAAGACCGTGTATCACGGGACTGCATTACAG